CGTCCGAAAGGACAGCAGTCACAAGACCGACATAATAGCAGTCATTTACACCAACGAAGTCAAGAGACTTGACGACGTCACCAATTTTCACAGTGTTTCCGTATTTCATAAGACAATTATAGCGTTTTCACCGAAAAAGGCAATAGTAAAAACTCGAATAAAATCAATAACTTACGAGCACCTCTCGAAAGACACGTTTTGCCTGTTCGAAAGTGGTGTCGGAGAGGCGAATCTTGTTGCCTGTGCTGCGGCACTCGATTTCGTAACAGTAATTCCCTGTGTGCCAGAGCGTATGGCGATTGCCAAACTTGTCGTTTTGCGCGTCGATGAAATGGTAGAATTTCACTGCTGATTCTCCGTAGGATACGGACCTGTGTAATTGTCCCAATTATCCATGATATATTCTAGCACTTCAGACTGAAATGCGCCTAATTCACTGAGTGGCGCATTGTCGTAGTCTGGGTCTGTTGGCCAGTCGAATCCGAGGCGCACTGCGTCGAATTTTAGGCTTTTAATTGAAGTGATTGTGGCTAACCTATACGCCGCTGGGTTTTTTTCAATTTCGTGTTTCATGTTGCAATCATACCGTTTTACAAGAAAAACACAACAGAAAAAACTCTAAACAAATCAATAACTTACGACAGCCTCTCTCGCCGAGGAGAGAGCCGAGAGAGCGGTCTTAGAATGGGGGTTCGGATAGGTCTGGGGGCAGGTCGAAATAGCGTATTCGGACTCCTGCCTCGCGCAGCATAGTTTCGGCGTGATCGATTGAGTAATGCTTGCCAGCACCAACGCCAGTCCATGGGCGATTCGGTCCGATGACTTCCTTGATTCCTGCTTGGATCAATGCGCGTGTGCAATCAGCGCATGGCTTTGGTTCCCAATTTAGATATGCTCTTGAATTATTCAGAGAAACGCCAACGCGAGCGGCATTAAAGATCGCGTTGCGTTCTGCATGTTCAACCCAATGATACTTTTCTGGACGCTTCCAACGATCTTTCCAATCTTCTTCAATGCCGCGAGGAAAGCCATTGAAGCCTGTTGAAAGTATCACATTATCATCATTAACGATAATGCAACCAACTTTGGTGCTTGGGTCTTTGCTCTTCTGAGCGATCAGAGTAGCCTGTAAGATAAACAATTCATCCCACGATAGTTCATCACGAATCATAATATATTTTTCTCAGTTACTTAATTTCAATCTTACGAGGCTTCTGCTCCTCTGGCACAACATTCTCTAATGCAATTGAGAGAATGCCGTCAGCAAGAGAAGCATCACGAACCACCACTGTGTCAGATAAAACAAATTGGCGAGAGAACTTACGACCAGCAATACCTTTTACAAGATAGTTGCGTTCGTCTGTTTCTGCTTTTTTGCCTGTGATTTTGAGAGAATTTCTTTCAGCAGTGACTTCAATCTCATCTTGCTTGTAACCAGCAACTGCCAGTTCCAAAACAAAGTTGTAATCGTCTTTCTTGATTACATTCACTGGAGGAAATGCAGTTTGAGTTGCTGTAAGTAGATGAGCCGCATTATCGAGAGCAGCGAAAGCATTTTCAAACCCAAGTGCGGTTGGAAGAAGGCGATCGAGTCCGTATGTGGATGCGAGTGTAGTGATATTTGTCATTTTGTAACTCCTTATTAAGCAAGTTTATAGTTATGGACCCCAAATGGGCATCCTAATATTATTTATAACAAATCAACAATTTTATTGTACGTTCTGATCAGATACTTGCAACTGAGCGCTTGCTTGAGTTCTGACTTTTTCGATCAATCCAATTGAAACTTTGGCTGGTAATTCACCAAGTCCACCCAAAATTAAATTGACTTCATTGATAGTTAGATTAAGAACAATTTCTTTTGAATCTAATGTATTAACATTATTATTTTCGTTAGTCATATTTTACTCCTAATTGATACCAGTTGAACCAAATCCATCACTTCGTTCAGAATGTTTTTCTGGACGAGTATTAACCACAGCAATATAAAAAGGTTCGTTGCATACAACTTCACCCTGAGCAATACGATCACCTTTACGAATAGTTTGACACATTTCTGAAATATTTGTTAACAAAACAAACACTTCTTCTTGATAATCAACATCAACAATGCCTTCGCAGTTTGCTAAAATCAATCCTCTTTTGAGCGAAAGACCAGAGCGTGGATGAAGGCGAATACTATGATTTTGTAACGGCAATTCTGCGCGCGAAATATCAGAATATGTTTCGATTGTCTTGCGATGATCGATCTTAAAGATCAAGCCTGTTGGGATTAACAAACGATCTCCAGGATAGATGGATATTTCTCCGAATGAATTGACATACTGACTAATCGGACTATTAAACTTATCATAACCTTTTATAGTTTCTTCTGTTGGTTGAAATGATAAATCAAAACAATTTGCTAAAGAGGTTCCATATGTTGGTAATTCTACATCATCATTAAGGCGATACACACTCAAATAGATCATACATCAACCTTCCTTTTTCTTTTTCCCGATTGTATATTTCGAAACCAATTGCCAGTCGTTCTTATCCTTGAACGGAAGAATCTTAATTTGGCTCAATGGCGCGACATTATCCTTTGTCTTGTCTGCATCAACCAACTTGACCAATCCCCATTCAGCCATTAGATTCGCAATCGTGTTACGACGCTGAATATCATTATCTGACATATTGGATGGCTTACCGTCAAGTTCAAAGAGTTCTTTGAAGTGAACAATGTAATACTTTCCTTGTTTATGGAGGATATGGCAGGATTGATAAAGAATGTTGTCGTTCTTTGCTGCAACACCGATGCGAGTTAGCGTCTCGCGGACTTTAAGGAAGTCGTCTTGCTTTTCTAGTGTGACTTCTACTAATTTTTCGACCATGGTCAATCACCCTTATATAATTGTTTCTTCATCGCGGTGATTTGGTCGTCGGATAGAATCTTACATGCTTCCTCTGCCTTTGCATCGGAGTAACCATAGTATTCTTTAACAACACTCAAATCACTACTTTGAGCCTTTTTATGCCATTTAGAGTATGGACGCTTCGAGGCTCTTACAATATTTAGGAGAAAGTCGTATTTGAGTTTGTTATCGAGAGTCGTATATCGATTCATTTCGTTTGCTAATAGAACGGTGTCTCGATGAAACGAGAGAGCACGATTGACCATAAACGATGAATATGATTTCTCATCCTGCTCTGTCAGGAGTGCATATTCTTTCGTCTGTAAGATAGACGGAATGATTTCTTTAAATAGATCAGCCATTGAATTTACACTCAACCATCATTTCAGTTAGACATGCGGTGAGATTTAGTTCCTGATCAGCGACAAATGCAGACTGATACTGATATCGAGCCAAAAGAACAACTGCATTTGGGATCGTCGACTTATCCATAATATCATAGAGACTATCATAGATCTTACGGTAAATCTTCGCAGGATCATCACCACCAAAGTCAGCAACCCACTTACGCATTGCACTGAAGTTTTGATCTTTGAGTGATGTAACCAATTCAGTTAATGATACATCAGCAATGCTGGAAAGAATACCAGCATCAATCTTACCACTGACTGAATATCGCTGTAGTTCATTCAGAACGCGACGATAATCAGGGAAGTGCTTCTTGACAACTTCAGCCAAAACTGATTTGTCAAACGGAATCTTTTCTGCTGTCAAGATTTCTGATGCACGTTTCATAAACGCCATTGCCATCTTGGGTTTATCTTCCTTGCGCAGTTTGAATTCAATCACAGCGCAGCGAGAATGCAATGGCTCAATGATACGGTTCTTGTAATTGCAAGTCATAATGAAAGTGCAGTTATGCGCAAACTCTTCCATCGCTGCACGCATGGCTGGTTGAGTTGAGTTTGGATTTAGATAATCTGCTTCATCGATAATGATGACTTTCTTGCCGCCACCAAGAGACATTGCACTCGCATAGTTCTTGATCTTTGTTCGGAATGTATCAATACCTGACTCGTCCGATCCGTTGATCATCAAATAGTCACAACCAATCTCATCGCAGAGGGCTTTGCTTATGCTAGTTTTACCAGTGCCTGGACCACCGCAGAGAAGAAGATGAGGAATCTCCTTACGATCTACATACGACTGAAAAGTGGACTTGTATTCATCTGGAAGGATACAATCGGCAATAGTGTGTGGTCGATATTTCTCGACAAATAACACTTCATTCATAATATATTCCTTATTCAAAACATTGCATCAAATTATCGGCTGCAGCTTTATTTGCTTTATCCTCCTCGAAAAATTCTTGCAGTTCGAAGTTGGTTAAAAATTTTTTATATCTTCTATAATTTTTTGACTTTTCGTTCCAAACGTCAATGTGAAATTTTCTAACATCTGCTTCTCTGAAGAGATAGTCAGGTAAATCTTGCAGTCCTGAATTAACATAACATTGCGCTTTCGAAATCCACTTTTTAACCAAACGATCATTGATATCGTCATTCTCAAAACACCATGCATGAACTAAATCTACGCCTGTAGTACCAGATATTGTATTACAGACTGCATGGGGAGTTTTCTTGCATGTTATCACAGTATTCATATCAATTACTCCATTATAAAAGGTTGGGGTGGGGAAGGTGAATTCCCACGGCGAGCAGTCTGGCGGAGTGTGCCGTCAAATAGAAATTGCACCCCAATAGACTTATTTAGCCAGTATAAAATAATACTATATCCTAACATAAAAATCAAATATTGTATAAATAGGTGTAGGTCGCGATGTTAGAGCATCCACCTACTCTAGAACTGTATAGGAGATCCAGCATGAATATTTATTACATATACGCATACATTCGTTCAACGGATGGAACCCCATATTACATCGGGAAAGGAATGGGTGAAAGAGCCTGGGGAAAGCATAAAAATATTATAGTCCCAAAAGAAAAATCTAGAATAGTCATTATGGAATCTGGTCTCACAGAACTCGGTGCACTGGCATTAGAGCGAAGATACATTCGTTGGTATGGTCGCAAAGATCTTGGAACAGGAATTCTTCGCAATATGACAGATGGTGGTGAGGGTGCTAGTGGATTCATACATAATAAACATTCTCGCAATAAGATGTCTCTCGCCAAAAAAGGAAATAGATATAATCTTGGACGAAGACTTCCAGAAGAACATAAAATTAAAATCGGGATATCTGGAAAGGGTCGTAAAATATCAGAACAAACTAAACAAAAAATGAGTTTATCTGCAAAAAACCGTAAAAATAATTACAATCCAATGTTAGATCCCCAATTTGTCCAAAAAAGAAAACAAACTCTGATGGACAAATGGGGAACCACTAACTGCCGCGAAATAAAAAAATTAAAAGATCACTTCGCCACGTTTTCGTAAATAGTTTGAAAATCGCTCTGCTCTGCAACTTCTTCTTCATAATTACGCTTGTGATAAGTCCTCGCCAGTTTACGTCCCAACTTCTTGGGAATCTCACATTCATCCTGCATCTTGTCGAGAATCTCTCTGATGAGATCTCGTTCGGCTTCGATGCGAGTGAGTGAGTTTGAGATTTCTTGAAGGCATCCCAGAACCTTTGCTTTATCAAGTGCCATGATTATTCCCCAAAGGTTGAACTGGCTGCTTCGATTGCGAGATAGTAAGTAATCGCAACAGTCTTATGCTTGAACTGCGCAAGACCTTTCTTTGCGATTGCAACATCATATGAGCCATCAAGCAACTTGAAGTTTTCGACCTTCATCACAACACGAAAAGTCTTACCATCAGTTACTGATCCAATCTCAACCTTAGATTGATCAGCAGAATCATCCTTCACATCAGTTGCAATAAACTGAATTGTAGAACCATCGCTCTCAAATACAAAGTTTGGTGAGCCAGAAATGCCAGCACTCTTGCGCATCCAATCAAGATCTTCTTGCGAAAGACTGAATGAACAATCAGGATCACCGAACGTGATTGACTTCTCTGGGGGAGTCACAATCACTTTCGCTGAACAATACTTGATGTAATCAGACTTCTTCTTATTTTCTGTACTGATATTAAGTTTATCAGTACCAAATGACAACTCAGCATCCTTGTAAAGAGAGACCTTTGCCAAGAGTTTATTCAAATCATACAAGGCAAACTCTTGTGGAAAATTCTCACCAACAGTTGCTTCAACGAAGATTGTCTTGAGAGGGGAAATAGTCTTCAAAGTATTGCCTTGTTTGAACTGCAAACTTTGATTGATGCTCGAGAAATTCTTGAGCACTGTCACTGTATCATCAGAAAGTTTCATAATTAACGACCTCATTTGCTTCAACATGAAAAAATACTAAATAAAGGTGTCGGTCGCGATATTGGAACTATCCACCGACTCTAATATCTTACTAGGAGACACCAGCAATGTCAAATATTTATTACATCTACGCATATATTCGCAAATCTAACGGGACGCCATACTATATTGGCAAAGGTCTCGGAAGAAGAGCATATCAAAAAACGCATAATGTTTCTGTGCCTAAAGATAAATCTAAAATTATAATTTTAGAGTCAAATTTAACTGAAATTGGCGCAATTGCTCTAGAACGAAGATATATTCGTTGGTGGGGCAGAAAAGATCTCAGCACTGGCATTCTTTTAAATAGAACTAATGGAGGAGAAGGCAACAGTGGGCTTCTTTTCACCGAAGAACATAAAAGAAAAATTTCTGAAAGCAATCAAGGGAAACACTCGACTTTGGTTAAAGAAAAAAATCCTATGTGGGGTAAATCTCATTCTCTTGAAACCAGAAAAAAGATGAGTATTGCAAGAAAAGGTAGAGTTCATAGCGAAGAAACCAAATTAAAAATATCACAATCTATTCGCGCTCGTTCGAGAAAATAGAATCAACCAAATTATCAACCCTCAAGGTCAACTCATCCAAATCACAATTATTATCAAAAGTGATGTCAGTGAATTGACCAATCCAAGCCCACTCAGAATAGTGAACATCTGGATATCTTTCGCGCATTATATGTTGCTGATTAAATGTATTGCAATCATAAGCAAGTCGATACCAATCAGGATCATCACCACGACGAACACGAATAACCTTGCCACCTGAATTTCTAATTGCATTGATCTCGTTTGGAAAACGAACATCAGCAATCACATAATTATTCCATGGTGCTTGTTCACATCGACGCATTACAGTATGAACCCAGAGGTCAGGGTGAAATACATCCCGCCCTGCCTCTGTGCCCATCAGTTGGAGCGCCA